TCTTCTCCAAGCTCCGGCAATGTCATTACAGATGGGAATAACATTTCATAGTTAGCCACTTTCATTATTACCTCTGTTCCATCTATGCTCTTTCTAGGAGCCAAGTGTAATTCATCAAGTACCTCTTGTGGCACTTCATTTAATTTTTCTACGGGAAATACGATATATTTCATTATTTCTTAAATATTGGGTTAGTTACATCAATTAATTCGTCTCTTTCAAACAGGTTCTTTAGCATATTAATAGATAGTTGGTCTATGGTCTTGGTGTAGAACATGAGCTTATAGAATACTCCTTTCCAATAACCGCCTAAAGCTGAACCATTATTCATAATAGCTCCAATAGACAAACCGTTACTATCAGTTTTATCAGTTCTAATAGTTATTGCTTTTCCATTATAAGAATTTTTAGTTTCGTAGAAAAACTCTTTATTATAAACATTAGAAATATCATTACTATTTCCAAATGTGCTACAATATTGTTTATCAGCTTCAGTTCTTCCTTCACTAAAAGCACCACCCACGTTCCATACAGCAGATAACCCTTTTTGTATAAATGAAGACGTTAGGTCATCTATGATTCTTAAATCAGTTCTCTTAGCAATAACCGTAAAATCAGTCACAGCAGAAATAACAGTATTAATGGCATGGTCTTCTACTCCGTCTAATAGTAAACCGTTATCATCAGTATATCCACTCTCACTATTATAAGCAACATTCTTAACCTCTAGTGCATTAGCCACATCTTTACTTACTTGGTCAGCAATAAGATTCCTATCTGTATCAGTATTCTTCTTACCAAAACTATCCCAATAATAATTCGGACTTTCTACATATCCCCCTTCAATACCTATAATATCATTCAGCTCCTTTATTTCTTCTTCATCAGGCACATCGGGGAAGAGCATAAATTCGTACATAGACATATCTGCAAAGCCACTATTTGAAGCATCGGAAGTTCTACTAATACAAACGTCTCTCTCATCACTTAAATCTAAATTATCGTAAATACCTGTAATATTATGAGTGATACCTTCTAAATCTTGAACTAATACAGATTCATTCTTTATTCCATCTATATAAGTGACTTTATTATATGGTTTATAAGCAACAAGTGGTAATTGGTCTCGTGAAATTGAAATTCCAAGTCCACCCCAATTAATACGTTGGTCATATGCCATAGCGATGTTATTCTTATATCTCCAATTCACTTTCATAAGTAAAGCTTTACCGCCATGCTTAATAGTAGGAATAATGATATGGTCATCCGTTCCATCAAAGCGAATACTACCGTCCTCATTTGCTCCACTTTCTTCCGTGTAGGCGAAGTTATTCAATCTACCATGATTCCCTTTACCTGTCAAGTCCGGAATGTAGCCTAGTATCTTATAAGAGCTGTTTGGTATTCTTAGAGTCTGAGGGGCAAGAATACAGTTCGGCTCATTGGCTTTCTTATAACTATGAGGATTAACAAAGACCATAGATTTTTCTACTCTAATGGATGTATTCCAAGAAATAGATGTACCATTATATTGTACTCCACCGCTAACAGTATATAAATCAGGAAGAAGATTAGTATGATTTACAAAAGTAACTTCACTACCAACTTTTAACTTGTCTCCCCAAGTAATACTCTTACCATCCTGACTTAGATTAACTATTGCAGGATACGGCTGTATAATGTCTTCAAACCTTATGTACTCATCTATGGTGATGTCTATCTTTTGAGGGGATTTGGCAATAGGAATATTTCCTATATTATAAGCTGTTTTATCAACAGAACTTTTTACAAAAGTAACATTAACGCCATTTATTCTAAAACTTTGTAGTTCATCTAATTCATTATTAAGATAAATATTAGCTCTAAGTATAGAATTAATAGGTACATAGTCTCCGGGATATATTTTTTTATCCCAGCTTTGTGTATAAAAGTCTATTCTTCTATATTGATTATTATTCTTAATAATAGGTCTAAACTCCACCATATCTGGATACAGCGTACCCAACTTATACCTCTTTAATTGACGCTCTAGCAGGAACTCGGAAAGGGAGTATGGGAAGAGTAACATGGAATATAGAGCTAACGCACTATATTTATTATTTTCTAAAGCAAGTTTAGCTAATAGTAAATGATTAACATCTGCCATACTACCAGCACTAATAGATTTACCGTTATTTATATATTTTGATTGATAACTTATAAATCTGTTAGTATTAACTTTCTTATTATTTACTGAACCAAAACTAAATATTTGGTCTTTATAATCAAAGATAAAAGCTCCATCATTCACAGTAGTACTTTTACTAAATACTCCTCCGTCAGCATTAGTAATTAAATCATCAACAATAGCTCTATCAGCAGCAACCGTATAATCTTTAAATATAGGCAATCCTTCTGCTTTACCATAATCATCCTTACCATCACTAACTAGAGCACCTTCATAGTCGGGGATTTGCTCAATAGTTATATCACAATCACCAGTATAATATGGAACAGCGAATCCTGTATAATAGGTTTTTGTGATTGTACTCGCAGGTAATTCATAAATTCCATCTCTATCAACTTCAAGTGCTTCCCAAACATCATTTTCGGCAATATATCTATATACTAAATTAAATGATTGAATCCCAGTAATTTTTACTTTCATAGCATTCGCTCCTTTCTTAGTATATAAAATAGCGTTACCGCCTTTTATATTAGTAATATGAAGCTTATTGGAAGTATATGCAGAATCAGCAACGTAAGATTGAGGTATCCAAGTATTAAAATCTACTTTATATTTACCAATTCCACTATCTAACTTCTTAGCAAAGTTATACAGTGTCATATCGAAGCCATTCTTAGAGAAGTCTTTCAGATACCAATCAGAATCCGGAGTATCATTCGTTAATCCTTGTCTTTTTACAGCATAGATAACTTGTGGAGTTACATACTTATCTAGTTTATAATAAGCTATGATTTGATTTATCTCATCAGTGGTTAGGACTTTGTTGGCTATGAAAGTCCAATAGACGGCTACTTCGCTAAGTTCATGTAATGAATCATTATATTTGTATCCTTGAACAAAGAATTTATCAGTAGGATCTAATGCTGATTTACCTTCTGCTGTGTAGTCTTTCTTATCTCCAAGTATATTATTTATCAGCGCAGGAGGATTGTTAGTATTTATCTGTTTTGAATACCCGTATATACCTGTTTTTCCAGCGGAACTACAAATATTCCTACAAACTACGTGAGCTACACTTTCCGAACGAATATTATTAATAGTTGTCAGTGAAGACAAACCTATCTGATGAACCATACTCACCACCGTAACCTCATTGCTTCCTCCCAACATTTCCTTAACCGTCTTGGTGGAAGTGATTAAGTCGTCTTTACCGTCAGTGACGAGGGCGCCTTGATGAGAGGGGATTTGCTCAATAATTATACCTGTATTTACAAACATAGGTGTTTGAAATCCACAAATATGATTAGCAACTCCTTCAATACTGTTATAGGATTTCGGAAAAGTAAATACTCTATTTGAATCATCTGGAGATATATCTAAATTTGCAACAATTCCGTCTTGGTTTATATAGGTATATCTAATAATTCCGTCAGTATGATTAGCTATTTTAGCTTTAAATTCATCTAAATCTTCTCCTTTATCTCTTACATAATACGCACAATTAAAAGCTTTATTTTCTATTACAAATTTATTAGAAAATGCCTTTACGCCAATAAGTCTACTCCAAGATGTAAAATCCTCCGGATAACCATTATAACCACTATTTGCTTTATAGGCAAAATTGAGTAGTTCTAAGTCTCCACCTCTGTCAGCAATCTTGTTCTTGATAATATTGCGTGATTCAGATTCATTAGTGTTCTGATCCATTATCCAGACACCGCATAATGAATCTAAGACTTTGGGATCAATATACGGACGGTCGGATGAACCACCGGAAGGCTTACCGATTCGGTTCAAGCCGATCCGGTTAAGCCCTATACGATTTAATGATAACCTGTTAAGCATCATTCTGCCTCCGTTAGAATACCACTTGTTACTTCACTACCACTTTCAATACGGATTGTCTTTGGGTACACCAGAGCGTCAAAGTCATAATCAAAGATTAATCCGGTATTGTACGGAACCGTATTCGGAACAGCAACCGTATCAAATCCTCTTTCGGTAGCCGTCCGGTCGTCGATAGCTTCCATATATTCACCATTCTTTTGAAAAAGCTGCAGACCACCACCTTTGGGGCGTTCTAGGTGGATATTGAAATTTGCATTTACGACTGCTTCCGCCACATATTTCTGGGTATTCTCGTTTTGTACAAAGGTTAATACTGTCATGATTGTTCCTCCTATTGATTATAATTTTAAAATCTGTTTTTTCACGTTACAACTATCATAAGACACGTGTACCCATGAGAAATTCTTCTCATCTATCAGTTGCGTAAAAGGAAGCCCAAGTTCCTGTACGAGATTGAACAGCCTTTTGTTTTCCGCTTTTGTATTCGGAGTGCCAACTATATCGGCTGCCATTCCTTTCATGTGCTCGCTGGTCTTACTTCCTCCTACCGCCTTGTTTAATGCTTCGCAACGGTATCCGCTCGTTACAATGACAGGTTTGCCATAGGCTTCCCGAAGAGGATCAAGAACGTTATCTATTAAGCCATCTACATTGCAGATTAACGCTTTTGGCAGGCGGTTATCAATACCACGTCTGTCTGCTGTTTCGCTCTTTACCATTTCGGCTATCGTGAAATACTTTCCCATATCTTTCCTCCTATAAAATCAATGTTAATACTCCGATTTGAATCACTTGTCCGATGAACCCGCCTATCAGCGTGGCGGCAATATCGAGCCAATCCCATTTGTTGCCGTATGCACGGTCTTTGAACTCCATGCCGACAGCCAGTCCTGCCGCAAACAGGATGGTTAACAGTGCACCTGCCGGGATGGCGTAGAGCAGGTGCTTGATACGGTTACTCTCATTTATCCAGCTCATATAATTATGTTTTAATAATCACTGGGCGGCTTACGCTCCTTGCATCCTCTGACTTCGCATTTCTTGAAATTCAATGCCTGATTCTCGAGTTCGAGTTTTGCATTCTTAGACTGTAGATCACGTATGCGCTCGCGGTCTTCATTCTTCTCAACATAAAGTTGGTCGATCTTGGTATCCAGTTCATGAACTTTGGCTTCTTTCTTCTCATATAATTCTTTCCACTCGGCTGCATACTGGGTTATATTCTCAGCTTCCGCCTTCTTGGCGGCTGCTGCTTCCTTGCGTTTCTTGGAATCGTAGAACTGGAAGGCTCCAATGAGGGGAAGCAGGATAGTTGCGACTATCCCACCTATCATTGCCACTATCTGACTGATTTGTTCCATATTAAACCGAGCAAGTAAGATAGACGGTTAACAATGAAATTACCTCAATCCAGAACATCGGCTTTCTCTTTATGAAGTCGGAGATGAAGTTGCCTGTCCAATGCTTCTTCATGGAGACAACCATGTAAATAATGAATCCCAACCATAACAGAAGCCAATACCAACTGTTACAGCCTACCCATATCTGGGAGAAGATTAAGGACATGGCGGCACCTATTGCATGAGGAACCTTTTGCTCCGATTTGAAGTTGGGAGACACACCGAGCACAACCATACCGACAACCGAAAGGAATACAAGAAACTGGCTGTTCTCCGTACTTGATTCCAAAGCTGCCGGAAGAAGCAGAACACCGGAGCCAATCATGCACAGAGCGAACCAAAATTTGTGTGTCAGCGCATAGTAGGTGGCACTGATTGAATAAGGGATTTCTTTCCCTTTCTTAATCATCGCATAAACATAGCCTGCGATGAGAATGAATGAAAACAATACTAATAGAATCATAGCTTTATCTGTTTTTGAGTTTATAATACAAAATTGAGCTGTTCCGGGTATCCGGTTTTGTAATTGTAGGCTTCCACTTGTCCGGCATCAGACAAACCTTTCACAGCCGCTATATGAGATTGCGTCACATTGTAGCAGTCAAGGGCGTACAATTCAAGCCGGTTGAGCATTTGCAGGGCTGTATCAACAGGAATAACGTACTTCTCGGCATTGTACCAAAGCGTGGTATTCATCCGTCCGGATTCTTTCTCGATACGGATTGAGTTGACCAGCCCGACACGGGTGTCTTTGTCTAACCATATCTGTTTTCCGGCCAGCGTGAATGAGTTGACGGCATCCGACTTGTCATAGGCGTTGATTTCCGCTATCTTCATCTCTTTCAGTTCGTCAATCGTATGTTCATGCTCGACCAGTATAGGATACCCTTCATCATTGGTAACAATAAGCTTTCCCGCAGATTGACCGTCTAACAATTCTTGCCAATACTTTTTCGTAATCTCTATTGCACCTTCTTGGGGTGTGTCGTGGAATCCGTTTTTCCAATACATTTTTTGTTCCATAATTATTCTTTATTAATTATTTCCATCGACCTATCGCCATCCAATTGAATTTAGCAGAACTAACGCCTGTACTCGTAGACACAAAGTTTCTATCTACTTTAAAAGAGTTTATGGAATAGCCATAAATAGGGCAAAAAGTATAAGCGTTATTATCTGCGTTGTTTTTAATAGCACTCCCAATAGCAATATAATTAGTGTCATAAAAAGACGTTGGCATATATACTGTTTGGGCAGCTGACGAAGTCCCTGCACTATATCCCCATTGTATCAGCAGACCGTTATTAAACTTGGCATAACCGTTCTGACCGAGTGATACATTCATGGCATTGGAGAGGTCGGCTTTAGCGTATTGAGATAGATCTGACTTCAATGCCAATTTATTTTCAGTTGGAGTGTCCGCCTTTATGGAATAATCATCCTGGACTGTAAGCGTCATACTACATATTGCAGAAGGATTATCCGGGTTTATCCAAGATAAATTCATCCAAGCACCAACTTGAATATCATTATCTAAAAGGTATGGGCTGTAAATAGAGACAGGAATGTTCAGTCCTGAATTATATGTATATTCCCCTCCGTACTGCACATGCATTTTCATATACCCCCCGTCGTAGTAAAGCTTCTTTATATTATTCGCATCTTCATTGCTTAAGAATAAAGGCGCCCTACCAATAGTTAACAACTCCGGAGTATTTAAGATAATGAATTTACTTGTTGACGACCCATTTGTACTCATTTTCGACATTTCCATTTTTTCAAGAAGTATGGTCATATTAAACATTTGTCCGTCTTCGGATATTTGCGTTTTCTCCGGACTGGAATTGCCGGATCGTACATAACGCTCTCCATTTACATCAAAATATGAAAGAGAAAGTATATTATTTATAAATTGGATTACCCAATACGGTATACCAGAGGCGTTTCCACATGTGAGAGTATACGTATCATAAGGTACAGAATAAAGCTCTATAATCTTCTGTAATTGTGTGCGGAATTGTTCATTGTCAACTTTCTGAGAAACGCCTTCAGGCTTAAATCCTCCCTCTACTCTGAATTCGAAGAATTGCTGTACTCCATCAACCCAAAAATGATTGTTAAAGCTTGAATTATTATCTTTATTAGAATATTTGATCAAACAAGTTTCCTGCAAAAGCATAGGGTCCGAACAGACAGAGAACGGTTCGCTTGCTATGGCAGTACCGGAGTTACCCTCCCTGATCTTCAAGGTATACACGGAATCTTTCAGGCCTGTTACACTTGCCATGAATAGCCGGGTGTTATCATTGACTCTATATTCAGCCAATGATATATCATTATCCTCATTGGTAACATTATCACAGATAACAGCTGATACTACATCATTATAATCATCTGAAAAGATTTGGATCAATATTTTATCTGTAGCGTAGAACTTCTGGATATAATCTATATCCTGTTGAAATTCGTTCTTTAAAGGATTAAAGAACAATGGGCAAATGTCTCCTGTTTTAATCATACGGTCTTTTCGTTCTTGATTGGGTAGTGTGCCACATGACACCGTATCGCAAATATACTAATTTTTTATTACTTAAAACAATAGATTATCAACTTTTTATATCCTTAACTATCAGAGTATAGGTACTTCCTTTCTCTTTGGCTATATTCAACGACAGATTTTTAATATATCCCGTTATCGTCTCACCTTGATTCGTGAACCTTACAAGTCCGGTCAGATCTGAAGGAACATCTAGGTCGCTGGTCTTTATGTTGACCTCCCCGACTGTAAACAGGCGTTCCGGGATTAACAGATCATCCGTTTCCCTTACTCCATCTATGGATACATCACTGTTTCCGTTAGAAGACGCAAATTTAAGTATGCCGGTACAGGCTCCAATGTATTTCTTATTAGCATCCAACATGAAGCGTGGGGAGTAATTAAGGTTAAACATTGTGTCCGGACTCAACAGACCGGAAAGCTGGTCTGCCGAATAAGGCCTGTATAAAAGTAACGGCTGATCCACCGGAACCGAATTGTCACACTCCACAAAGAAAACATCATTATCACTATCGTTATCGGTAGTATCCTCCCCTCTCTTTTGAACCAAGAACTCTATTCCATAGGCGTCAGCACGGTACGGACTGATCAAGGATAGGGTATTGTCGGTCAGTTTCAAACCGGTGCTGAATTCGTTGGTAAACCGGAATTCGTCACGTCCATTAACACTATCGTAATCCTGCTTATCATATCCTACCTTTACTGAAGAATATATCAATGAATCATTGACAGCCAATTCGTAGTCATTGATTTCCATCCCTAATTCATTGACTACCGTATTTGCGAACAAATTATCACGGTGAGTAAATGTCACCTCATTCCCACTTATTACAGGAACATATCCGAACTCCGCTTCCATCCATTCACAGAACTTCTTATACGAAGTGTATATTTTAGCTTCAGGAATTCCACGGGCGCTTTCAGCTGCCATGATGTATGTCCTTTCCAACTTCAAGTTTCTCGAACCATCGGCAATATCATAATTAAAATATCCTTTATATTCCGCATTTCCCTCTGACATACTATTAAGAAGATTGTTCAAGACTGTTACAGGGGATACAATGTCAATATTTACTGGACTAGCTCTAGCTATAAATTCTGTTTTCAGTTGAAAGTCACGAAAAAACACAGTAGTGGAATGAGCATTAATATTGCTATACCATAATTCCAAGACAATAAACAATCCCTGCCCTTTGTATAAACGAATCTTTAAGTTTTCGGAAACATGAGTAGGATCAGTACTATTTGCATCACACATCCATCTTTTTAGTTCTACTAAACGCCCATCTTCATAACGGCCTCCTAGAATCACGCCAGCGTTTTTAAGATAATCGTGTCCGCTACCAACATAAAAATCAAAACTAAATTTTAATGTTATATCAATATCGAACAATGCTCTAACAAAGACTGCGATATCCTCCTTTGACTCAAAGGGAACGTCTTGAAATACCAATGGGCTATCTCTTCCTGGCAATTCTCCATCTAAAGTATAAAGAGGTAAGCTATACCTTTCGGCTTCTGTATATGTAGCAGCATCAACTGTTACATATTGTAAAGAAGCATCATTCTCTACTGTATTTCCACCTAATACATAAGGTTTACTGTAATTCATACTTAAAGAATCGTAATATAACTCACGTTTATTTTTTATATATTTAATAGGATACTCATATTGAATACTCTTCTTCGCCTTAATAATAGCAGCCAGCGTATTGTCTATCGCATTGATGGAAACCACATATCCATCTTCCGAGTATGTGGAAAAATCCAGTGCGCACCGGAAAACTTCGTCATACTCCCAGTTATTATTTCTCAAGGAGAATATAACAGTAGCAGAAGCCTCCATATACTTAGACCGATATTCCTTTTTCAGAAGTATAAAAGCATTATTCACAAATTCAAAACTCGTAGAATATGACCGTACCACTCCATCATAATTGGGACGTTTATGTGATAGTTCAAAATCGTCCCAATTCTTCAAATCATCGGTTACATCATACCTTTTATCCCTTATCAAAAGTTCGCATTTAAACATAGCTATTTTTTCTTATGAATATTCATTGATTTTATATCCTCACACATACGTTTTACCATGAAGGCATATTCCTTTGCGCTAATTTCATTCTTCCGGATTTGCATTCCGTAATGAGACATCACAGCGACACGTTCACGGACAAAGTAGTTTTTATCCATTTTAGAGGCACTTTCGGGCTTTTCCTTGGCATTTATCCGCTCAAGCATGTATTTACTCATAGAAAGGATGGAAGCCGCTTTCTTGCGTATCTTATCGTGTTCGGAGGGGAAATAAGAAAATCCGCATTCTGAAAGAATATGCGCTGCGTCCGCCCAATCATTGTTTTTAATCATAACCTCAACGCCTTTCATACACTCAATTTTTATGTGAAGGTTGATGATATTGTTTCTTTTTGACATCTCCGACAGGAAGGAAGCGCCTCCGATTATTTCCACATATTCTGTGACGAGTTTTTCCGATTGTTCGGACAGTTCTTCTTCGGAATGTCTGCCCTTAATTATTAGTTTGCTCTTATCTCCTGTGAATACATCTATGAATGTATCTAGGGGGATTTTGTCTAGGTCGGTGTATAGCATGTTATACGATGATTTAATTTAAACTCAAATTCTGCTTGATAAACGGTTGTATTGGGAAGCCTTAGCCATCTTGCGGAATGTCCTGTTTAATTTAGCTATCCCTTCATTGGTTGCTTCTGTATTCCTTTCGAGCCTACGATAATCGTTATTAACGTTAACAATCACCGGATCACCGTCGTTACTTCTCCTTTGTCTATCCAACATCAAAGCGTCAGAGTGCAAAGACATTTTGCGGTAATCCACCAAATTAGGGATAACCCTTGCCCTCTTTGGAATATCCACCAATGTGGGAACGGAGGGAGTTATATAAGCCCCGTTATCCGTTTCAATCACTTCCTGCCTTCCCCCATCACCGACAATAGCCAATCCACCGGGATGGTTATCCGTTCCTTTTGCATATTTAGGTATTGGTTGAGCAGCAATAATAGCTATTTGAGCGGCCCCCATCGCACCTATTACAGCGGCAAGAACAGCTCCGGCAATAGGTCCGGCCTGCGCAAAGGCTTGCATTATTGCCAGAGAGGTAGCAATAGTTGTTTGCACGATGGAGTTTGCTTTCTGCCACTTGGCCTGCTTCTGTTCCAGCTCGGCCTTTTGCTTTTCAAGTTCCTTATCTCTTTGGGCAGTCCTGTCTTCCGCCGCCCTTTTTCTTGCTTCCGCTTCCTCTGTAGAGATAGCACCAGACTCGGCTAAATCTTCGATGCGTTCCAGCTCTTCTTCTCCGGCTTCTTCGTTCTTTTCTTGTTGTTCTTCTATTTTCTCTATTTGTTGATCGTATATTCCAATCATAATAGAAGTTAGTCCTTTCGATATTGCACTGATACTACCTAGTAAGTCCTCCATTCCCAGTTTTCCATCACGGACGACCTTTGTAATAAGGTTCATTAACCCTCCAAATAACGTGCCTAATCCATCTACTGCATTATTGCTGACATCTTCCAAATGTTGTAATGAAGCATCCAGCTCTGCCCAATACTTCTTTTCATCTTCTGTTTCTTCATCTCTGGCTTTTTTCTTAGCGTCACGTACTTTATTGGCTAAATCTATTTCAGCTTTCGCTAGAGCCTCTTTTATTTTAAACTTTTCCTCATCAGACAAACCGGAAATATCTATTTGCTCTTTGAGGAGATCGATCGCTCTTTGAGCTTCTTGAATGGCGTATTTCTCTGTTATTTCAGCTTTCTTTTTTTCGTATTGTTCTTTAGAAATGATTCCCTGTCTGTATCGCTCTAATTCATCATCAATCTCTTTTTGAATGCTTTGAGAAGATACAATAGCTAATGTTGCATATTCTCGTTGCTTCTCTTCCAATTGATTCTTAACAGAATCCTTTACCCTTTTCCTTTCTTCTTCGTCTATTTTATCCAGGTATTTTTTGTCAATAGCCGACAACTCGTTTTGAAGTATTTCTTCATAATTAGCCCTTAGCTTATTCTCTTCTTCTGAATTGCCTTTGATAGATGCTATATTTTCCTCATACTTCTTTTGCGCCAACGCTCTTTCTTTTTCATACTCGTCATCTATAAGGGAAATACGGGTATCGGAAAGGCGTTTAGCAATGTCTTCTTGGTATTTGGCTTGTTCGTCAGCCGATTTTTTACCTTTATCTGTAGGCGAAGCTAATAAATTATTAATATTGATGCTCTCAGCTAATCCTTCATTTGCTCTTTTAAAATCATTTGCTGTTTTTTTATAACTGTTCATTCTTTCTTCCGCTTCTTCAAGTCTAGTTCTTAAACCAACAAGCGCAAGCGCATTTTCATCATAAGCCCCTCCCCCTCTTTGTACAACTATTTTGGGACCTTCTGCCTCTAATCTATCTATTTCTTTTTGTATTTGGTAACGATCAACGAGAGCAGATCTCATTTTATTTTCATATTCAAGAGCCTTTTTGCTATTTTCTACCATTGTTTCTTCAACGGCTCTTGCTTGGGCATTTTCTATTAATGCAGATGTTAATGCTTTGTAACTATCTGATGCTTTCCCAGCTAAAATATCCTCATCTTTGATATTTCCTAGATAATTAGGATATCGTTTTTGGAGTTCATCAACTGCAGCTTTTCTCTCCTTCATAGACCGTGTGGAGTCTTGAGTAGCATCATACAATAATTTCAATTCTGTCCGTTCTTTTACTGTGTCAGACACGCCTTTCCGCATAGCTTCATGGAATTGATTAGTTGCATTTACAGTTTCTAATACGGCTTTTTCCCCTTTAAATAAGCTAGATACCCAATTCATTATATCTTTTCCATATACAGAAAGCAAAGTAATACCTACTACCAAAGCTGTTTGCCAATTGAAAATAGATTTGGTTAATTGCTTCCATACAGGAATACCCTTTTCTCCGGCTTCCTGCATTGCCTGATACTCTATTCTTGCCTTCTTCAATTCATCGGCAAGCATTGGCAAGTTGTTGGATATTGCAAGGAAGAAAGTATTCCATCCGACAGCCAAAGATGGCAATTCACGTGCTACTTGCTGAACCGACAAATTTAATCCATTCCAATGGGAAGTATAATTACCTACATTTCTTTGGTAGTTACCCATTTGAGCATCCATAGACTTTAACTCATTTTTTAAAGTCTGTATTTGCTGTAAAGTATTTTGCCCTTCAGCTCCCAAAAATGAATCTTTAGGCATATTCTTAAGCCTTTTTTCAAGAGCTAATACCGCAGCATTCATCTCATTATAACTGCTAGCTGTTGAAATGATAACTGCTGAATGATTCCGGATTAAATTGGAATATTGCTTGTTTTGCTCCGACAGCTCTGTTTGTCTTTGTTTTAACAGGGCTGATTTATTGAGATATTCAGTAATTCCAATAGCCCCATTCTTATACTCCTTATCCAAAGACTTTAATTCATCGCCAAGCTCTTTTATTCGAATTTTATTCTGAATCGTATCTGCCGTCAGCTTAGTTACATGGCTATCATAGGTTAATATGTTATCAACTATTTCTGTGTATTTTGCTTCTGTAGTTGAAATAGCCTGATTCAGTTGATTTGCCGATTGCGTATAAGACTGATTGGCTTGTGCGGCTGAATTTTGTGCACTGGAGGTACTTTGAAATTTAGAAGAAAGCACATCTAAAGAACCAGAAAGCTTATTTATGGTTTTTGTCAGATCATCAAATTGCTTAGGCAATGTATTTAACGTCAGCAATTTTGTTACCTTCTTGCCATAGTCTTCCAGCAGTTTATTCTGTCTCTCCTGAATAGACGCCAATTTGTTTTGGGTAGTAATCAGGTTGTTTAACGCATTATTATACGCATTGGATTTATCGGAAAGTTCTTGATAATTTTTAGGACTGGTCTTCATCCCACTTGCCAATAGCTCTATAAATTGCTTATAGGCGGCATAGTTTTCATTGAATTCTGTTTTTAGTTTCTTTAGATCGTCGAAAACGCCCTGATCGACTACATCTGTAATTTTTAATTCATTAGCCATATAACGTGCGAATTAAGTACCATGCCACTTGACACAGTTTCCGCACAAATATAAAAAGAATTGGTGAATTTTACAAGCTATTTAGAATCAATAAAGATAAGATAAAGCGGCAAAAGAAAAGCGGAGGTTAATCCGCTTCTATAAATTAAATTCATATCTATCCAAGAACATTTCTTTGATTCGATCTTTTTCTGCATTAACATCTCCACATATTCTATTTACCATCAAATAAGAACTGATTCCCTTAAACTCGTAATGCTCAAACCTATCTCTAGTAAATAACATATTTGATATAACTTTGTAAATCCTAAATCTTTGGTTGTTGTCTTTTCCTTCTGTTTTACGAGCATATATATCAATACTCCTTGCTCCGTTTATGGCAAACGATGCATTAGGATGCTTTTTTAGAATTTCTGGAACCAAATAGGCGCATGTTACAAATATTCTTAAAGAATTAGTATATCCGTGAGCTTGAAGAATACGATTATACTTTTTATCTAACTTTCGGTCTCTTGCAGCATAAAATTTCAGGGCAAAAACAGAATCATGTGCTTCTACCCTTACAATATATTTTAAACGTTGATATTTATCTGTTCTATCTGTATAGAACTTATATATGTATGAAAAATCAAAAGCGTCTCCCTTTAACGGTGACGCTTTTTGTATAAAATAGTATTTGTACGGAGATATTTTATCAAGCATTATAAAATTACTCTTCTATTAATAGATACAAAACAATATGAGGTACTTACTACACTCCCTTCTCCGACAATAGTTCTCAAGGGAACCTCTTTTTCATTATCTAATGGTTCCCAACCAAGCCTCTCGCCTTTAGTTTTTAATATGCGAGTTCTCTTTTTTTTCAGAGTCTTTTTACATACTCCTCTTTTAAGTTCACTTCCCATTAGTTTCTTGGTTTAATTTATGTTTTACGGATTACTCTCTATAGATTATATTTCAAATAACAAAAGAATATACAGGGATTCTTCTCTTCTCAAGTTCTTGTTTGGAAACGTCAGTCAATACAAACTTAATGTTAGATTTGTTTTTTCTAACATCAGTAGAAGAGTCTCTTTTTAGAAAACTAGTCTTTTTCGATTTTAACTTTATATTTCCCATTTCAAATGAATTAGAATAAACTCTCTATAAGTAGCACCTATAGTATCACTAACAGAATTAGTTATATCTTTGTTCGTAACGTATTATAGTTACATTACTTTGATGCGCTACTTTGATAGTGCAAATATAAATAATACAAATTAAGATTGATTGATTGATTGAATAATTAACTATGTCTGTTATTGGTTTTTAACGGTTTTAACTCTTTAGAAAGAAAAACGCCCATCTTTGGATGGGCGGTAATTTGAATTTAAAAGCTCTGAATTTATAAAGTCGCAGATTGTAACTCTGCTCCGATATTCTTTATGGTATCGAGAATCTTCTTTGTTGTCGATTCTCCAGCAAATGCCAATCCGTTTTTGTACTGGCGCATCTTTGATTCGTTTATTCCTGCCTTCTTGGCAAACTGGCTTACATTAATCCAGTCAAAGTAATTAAAGAAAGATTGAAGATCGTATTTACTCTATGCAGGACGTAGTTCCACTGTCAGCCCCATAGCAGAAGCTATTTTATACAATGTAGCAACAGTAGGAACAGTTAACCCACGTTCAATCCTTGAAATATATCCTTTGTCAGCCCCAATACGCTTAGCAAGTTCTGACTGCGTAAGGCGTGCATTTTTCCGTGCCTCAAGAAGTATTTGGGCGTTGTATTCCTCCCATGCCTTTTCACGGTTTTTCTCACGCTCGGGAGTTCCCTCCTTTCCAAGACCTTCGTCCAACCAAGTATCTACATCATAGATGTCTTTACTGATTTCTTTTAGCTGCATAATATTCCTCCTTTAATTTTATTGCTTTTTCTATTTCATTATTGGGGGTCTTTTGCGTTTTTTTCTTGAATGCATTAAAAAGAACCACAATAGTATCACCGTCATATATGAAAAATATGCGGAATTCATTGTTTCCATAAGTTACACGGAACTCATAAATTCCATCACGTATAAACTTTATAAAATGTCGTGGCATTTTATCTTCTACCTTAAACAGGTCTAATGCACGACGTATTTTATTTACTTCATCTTTGGATAACTTGTTAATGAAGTCACTGAAATAGGTTTTATATGTGATTATCTTTCTTATGGCACAAAGATAGAAAAAGTTATATAAAAATACAACTTTTCCAACTGAATTTTCAATGCAATATGAGATATTTAACTCTTGGAAAATAAAAACGACCCTCTTGCGAAGGGCGGGAATGGGTTACAATGTTGACTCCGAGAAATCCAATTCGTAGACAACCTTTTCGCTTTCATCCCTTTTGAATTTTCCCACACAGATAAGTTCGGGAAAGTCGGGACCCGATGTCCAGAAAGGAACGGATACTGCATCTCCTTCAGCAAGTTCCAGTGTGCTCACTAGCTTTTCAGCTTCTTCCTTACAGATTTTCTCTAATTTTTCCATGCTGTCCGTGTTTTTACCACAATGAACGGCAATTTCATTTTGTTGGTTTGATGTTTTCATGAGATGTTTATTTAATGATTATTTTTCATGTGTGTTATAGTTTTACAAAAGAATTTGTTTTGTAATTAATGATAAATCCATCAGAAATACCATAGTAAGCCTCTCTTTCTGAATCTAAAAAGAACTGCAATATCTTCCCGCCAAAAGAGTGTTTCTTATAAAAAGCTCTAATTTGCTCTTCGTTTAGAGGCTTTTCCGTCTGTATTTTGATTCCATTATTTTTTCTATCAATTACATAGCATCCAATACCTTCTATAGCACATAAATATTCTTTATTGTCTTTACTCACCTCTGCAACTGGAATTTCATTTATTGACTTAATCACCATCCCTGTAACATATATGCTTGATAAACGGTGTGTGTATTGATCTTTAAAGTAATCAAAATTAATTTTTAACCCTATAACTCCATTGGTTCCAGATGATTTTATCTTTTTTATCATATCGGTAAAACAATCACTTATAACAGGCTCTTTATAAGTCGTATTTACATATCCGCCTTCCGATTTAGACACTAAACTTCCTATAGGAGTATAATCAAAATTAACCGTAGGGGCTTCTGTTACAAATATGCCATTTCGAGTAAAATCTGAATAATCAAGAATGCCTGTATAAGAGTAAGGCTTTGGCAATGATCCACAAGAGGCAAAGAGAAAGGCAACCACCATAAAAGGGAAAATGATGATATATTTTTTCATGATTTCCATAATAAATAATCTAATTAAAATTTTAATGATGCAGTAATTTCATTTGGTTTAGCCTGTAGTATAAGAGTATTCCCGGCTTTCCATTTAAAATGGATTGAACAAACCTCGCACATTATGCCCGCAGCAGCGGCAGCATAACCAAGAAATCGCCATACATCTCTATTCCCATAATCTATCACTTCTCCGTTTTTATCTAACCGAGCATTACATTTTGAGCCCGCCAAAAAGAATACGCCAGACAAAGCGGCACATCCTAATGCACTATATTGGAAAATAGATGAACGTTTTAAATAATATCCCGATCTAACAATATTGTTATTAGCTATTATTTTTTCTAGGTCCATATCCAAAGAATCCCGAATTGAAATGCAAGTATTCGTTTTCTCTTGCAACGGTTGGGAAGCAGGGCGTTCAAAGTTTTGCGCATAGAGACACGCATTCCATAGAAAAAGGAACAGCATTAAAGATATATTTCTCATTTTGTGCGTTTTATGTTATACAATGCAGTAAAATAACCTACAAATATCCTACTGCTTTAATCCGTTTTAGCTAAAACATGGTTAAAATTGTACCTCTATATTCAATTTACCCCCAAGCCCTTTTGTTACAATGTCGTAAAGCGTGGAAAGAGTAAGGTTGCTCCCTTCCCTTTCAACTTTAGAGATGAAAGAACGTTCCTTTCCTATCTTTCCAGCAAGCTCGCTTTGCGTCATTTTTTTTGCTTCACGAGCATTGCGTATCTGAAGTCCGACACGAAGGTTGGAAAGTTCGGTTTCAATCTTATCCCGGCGCGGAGTACCTATTTCTCCATAAACCTTATCCTTTATATTCTCAAGAGTGTAAGTTTCCATATCATTTCCTTTCTTTTTCCTTTTCATTAAAGTATTCTTGCATGAGCCTAACAGCCCGGTCTATCTCTTTTGGGGGCGTCTTTTGCGTCTTTTTCTGAAAGCCGCTCAATAGGATGACCATTTTTTCACCATCAAAAAAGCAAAAAACACGTACTATGTCACTTGAAAATTTCACTCTGATTTCATAAAGCCCCCTTGTACCTTCAATATGCTTCAGGTATTTCTCTGGGACAATTTGAAGCGTTTCGACATATTGTATTGTTTTCACCACCTTATCCTGCATCTTTTCGGAAAGAGACTTCACAAAATCGATGAAATAGTGCTTATATGCTATGACGTTTCTTACTTTCATGTGGCAAAAGTAACTTATAATTCACATTTACGCAAATATTTCCCGCTTTTTCTTTGCCGTTACAAAATAAATACGTATGTTTGCAGTGCTAAATCATTCACAGGGGCGGCAAACTCCTGTGGTCTCCATTGGAGTTATTTTTTTGCCTAGACATATTGTAGTAGTATCGTTTTAAAGATATTGCGCCTACCGAGTGGAGATACGGAAACGCCTCCAAAATAATCCTGTGGATGATTTAGCAGCTCGTAGTAGGCGCATTTTTTATTATTATGCTAAATCATCCGATTCAAGTCCTAAAACAAACAGAATTGCTCGGACACCAATTCACCGTTTATGGAACGGCAGAAAATCCATTGTTCTTAGCCAAAGAAGTAGCGGAGTGTATTGAACACAGTAACATCACCGTAATGCTTCAAACAATAGATGAAGAAGAAAAGGTGAAAATCACCCCTAAACAATCCTTAGGGGACTTAGTTAACTACAAAGAATACAACTTCTTAACCGAAGATGGCTTATATGAAGTCCTCATGCAATCCCGTAAACCAATTGCCAAGCAATTCAAGAAGGGAGTAAAACAAATTCTTCACGAAGTCAGAACCACTGGCGGCTACATCGCCACCAAAGCGGACGATACCCCCGAAGAAATCATGGCAAGAGCCCTCACCATCGCACAAGCCACCCTTGCAAAGCGTGAAGAACGGCTAAAGCAACTCGAAGCCGAAACGGAACAACAGCAAGCCACTATCGAGTTGCAAGAAAAGGAAATCAAGCAGGCAGCCCCGAAAGTCAACTACTACGACACCCACCTGCAATCGGTCAACACGCTTACTTCCACACAGGTAGCCAAACAAATCGGAATGGTTGCGGAGAAACTACACAAGAAACTGAATGAAGCCGGAATAATATTTTATCAATCTGGGCAATGGCTTCTGTACTCCCCTTATTCCGCATGGAAGCTACACGACACCCGCACCAATACCTTCACCCGTTCGGACGGTTCCACAGGGACAAACTCGTACACCGTTTGGACGGAGAAAGGGAGAAGGTTTATTATTGCTCTGTATGAGAACGGATGGGATGTAAAGAAAGCTATCAAGCAGATAAAAGGTGAGCTGAATACTGCAGCATAACCCTTCCCCCTTCCCTAATTCATAATTTACAGCAGTCCGTTTCAATGCCGGACAGCCACAACTATATCGAAAAATAAAACGAATCACACGAATCACACTAATAAAAATATATCACTATGGAATTTTCAGAAATTAGAGAAAAGTTTGAAGGTCTGAATGCAGACCAAGTTTGCGAACTGGCAAAGTTCGGTAAAGAGATTTTAGACCATGCCGGAATGTTCGGCTTATCATCTGGGTTGCTGAACTTGATTAAGGATATTCTCAACGCAGATGATTATGTGTATGATGACAATAAGTGTACAATCGAGACACTTATACATATTATCAGCCTTGTTAATGATTTGACTGAAAAATGCCTGCATGAACGCAAAACCCCGTTTGGGCTTACAGGGCTAAAAGATGATAATGAATACTTAGGATTAAAAGAAGAAACCAAAATAGAAGCATTATAATAGATTTTGTCAGGGGGCTTCGGTCCGGCACATTAGTTGACGCCAATCAACAGGAAAGGGTAGCTTTTAAAGCTGCCCTTTCTTTATGATTTACATTGCCAACAGATTGATGATGCCCTGTCTACCAATTCCGGTAATCTTTCTATGGTAGATAATATGCCCGTTGTCAGCAACCTCTTGCTTTATATCAAACCAACCAAGCGTAGAGTATTTAGTGTATGGTACCCATGTCTGATTAACTTTGTATTGTACGCCAAGTTCTTTTAAACGGTTATTGAGTTCAATTGCCGATTTAAGCCCTAATTCTTTAGCAACTTCCGTACATGTATAGGTCTTATTGACATGAGTTAGTACTGCTACTTGTTTTTCCGCTTCAATACGTGCCGACCGTTCTTCTTTTAGCTTAGTGAGAAGCTCGATTCCGAAATCCGGGTTATTCAATATCTGGTCAATAACATTGTCGGTAGCGTATATGCCATGCTTGCGGATAGAAGGTAATACTTCGTGTATAATCCATCTTTTATAAGGTCTAACCTTATTGCTACTGCTTAGTAAAAGCGTATCATACAGCCCTGATTCATTCACAAATGTAGCCATTGAGTTACCCACAATCTCCATATCCGGGTTTAGGTCGTGTAAATCAATCATTTGCACATCTTCCTTTTCTAATCTTGATTTAATTGATGAAGGATTTGTCAATTCAACCACCTTACATATATCTGCCAAGCAGAATAATGGTTCTTCACTTGTTCCGGCTACACGCACTTCACCGAAAGCTTCATTTTTGAAAATCTGAATATCATTCATACAATTTTCGTAGTGTGTCCTTTCACACACAGGAATATAAAAAAACAGCACCGAACGCTTGAGGATCTTTCGGCACTGTTTATATATTCCCAACTCTATGGAAATACTTAATATCTTATCTGCGCTTCCCCAAGCTGTATCGCACTACAAATATAGCAAGTTTTTATTATTTGGCAAACAATTATTTTATTTTTTCTTTCGACGGTATTTTATTGTTCTATTTTTCCTATACTTTTTATATAACCCCCGTGATTTTTCTAACCACACACCCTGAATATTGTCCTATTCTTCGTATTACGGATATATATATTCGACGAAAACACCTTTGTAATCTTCCCCCTCTTTTACATACCAAATACTACCATCCTCCTTAGAATAAAGAACAAACACCGATTTCTCCATTTTTGCCGCTTTTCTTGCGATTTCCCGCATTTTCTCTATAGAAGCAAGCCGTTTATTACCTTGACACCAGCAACTCATAATACTCCAAATTTTGAAAAGTATTTTTTTAGAGCCGGATTAAGTACATATTCGAGGAAGTATTCACGGGACTTCCCTCCTACTCCCAATATGGCACTCCCATACTTTCTTTCTATATCCGGTCCTATGTCGCTTCCTCTCGTTTCTATCTTCAATCCCTTTGAGGACGAAGAGACACGTATAGAATCATAGAATTCGCCTGTTATAATGAGGTTGGGAGTGTAAATATCCCTAGCCGGATAACCTTGGAAAGAGGGGATAGGTTTTGTTATCCTCTTCTTCATCTTAGCGTACCCCTTCGCATTGTTCTTCCACTTTTCGGCTTCATCAGTAGCAAACCAAGGATCGTTCAAATAAGTAGGTCGCAATGGTTTATCATTCCCATTTACACCTGAATACAACTGCTCTGTCACAAATTCCCTAACAAGAGATTTGTTCGAATCCATAGTGTGTTGAACCTCTCCTTCAAACCCATTAACAAAAGCTGTCACATTATCCAATGCTTCTTTTATTGTAGCCATACGCAAATTATAAGAGAAAAGGGAAGGCAAATGCCCTCCCCCTTCCTGAAAACAAACCACTTTAAATAGTATCCTCTAAAGGAGACCTGACGCCTACAATCCTATCGTAGATATCAGAGAGGATATTTTCTTTTTCAGCTTCAGTCCGGTCAGAAAAAAGGACTTTATGTTTAGCAATAAACTCTTTTTTCTTCATTTTCCGCACTTCTTCGTCTACGAAATTGATACCTTCTACTTTCATGACGGCCACTGTTCTATTCCGACCACTCCATTTTCTTGAAGTACGGCCGGAGATTTAAGAGACGGAGTACCGGTAGCAGTGATCACCAAGTTACCGTTTTCATACTTGACAGCCGTCACCTGACCATCAAAACAAGTTGTTGCACCTTCCGACAAAGCAGAACCAAAGAAAGAGGTTACATCCAATCCTCCGAAATGCTCTTTCAATTTATAATTATTCTCCCCGGAATCAAGCTTTACAAGCTCAACATATACAAGTCCTTTCAAAGCTTCCACCACATCAAACTTATATACCTTATAATCGGCATTCTTTACGTATTTCTCGTAGTCCTTAAACATCGTCCCGATAGTTAGGTTCGCTTCCGTACCGGATGAATCCCAATCCTGCCCTCCCGGATATACGCCAGATAAAGGAATACCGGCCAAGACTCCGGTTCCGTCATTCATACCATAGACCACGTTGTTTTCATCCACAAAATACGCATCGAATGCAACTCCTTTAGCAGCCATGATATTGGCTTTCAGACTCGCGTCGTATTCATCGACGGTCCATACATCATCCTTAGCCGAGTAAGATGTTATCTTATTCGGTCCATAACCAACCGCACTCTTATTCGCCTCGCCACCGGACGGAGCATATTCCACGATTGTCTTGATAGGGAATATACGGGCAGGACGATCGGCATGACAAGCTTTCTCAATCAATTCAGCCGTAGCATTTTCCGGCAGCTTATATCCATGCATAGTTAAAATAATAGCCTTCACCTTTCCGGGATCAAGCAAACATTTTGAAGTACCGGTATTAAATTGAGCCATACCGGCACATTCTCTAAATTCTGTTGCCATAGCACTTAATATTTTTAATTTTAATATTCAAATTCTTTATCTCGATAGCGTCGATGAAATCTCTAAATGGTTTACCGTCAGCTTCCACTCCCTTTCTTCCATATCGGTAGTTTTCTGTATATAAATGAGGAATTACACCGTTATACTCATTAACAATGTCCGGAGATGAAAGTATGCTTTTTACGAAAGCATCATAAACAGGTCGTAGAACATTGATGAACGACACCCTTTCCCTTTCTTCATTAAGATACTCCTTTCGAGTATCTACCATGATAATAAATTCAAGACTGGCGTTTGGGATCTTAGATGTACGATCCTCGATATACGGAGAATACAGGCATATAATAGGAAACTTTAGTTTGCTTCTCTCTTGCGACTGACTCCATTCAGTTAACTGCCCGGCAATATATTCCCAATCTCCAAACATATAGGAAACATTACTGCCATATATTTTCGCAGTATTATCTACAATATCTCTGAATATGTCGTTTATTGATTTCATATTCCCAGTCCATTTATGAGTTCAAGCATAGTTGTGTTAAAAACAAAGCCGTCATATCCCTTATCTGATTCCAGGAAATCATACAAATCTTCATTCATCTGCACCATATTATTCCAAGCAGAAATCAAAAGAGGATTTGGATCCGCCTTTTTATCATCAGAGGCATATACAGTCCCTACCGGAGTTTGTACTACCCCACACCGCCTAACATAGTGAAAATACACATAATTAGCAATTGGGCTATATTCTTTACGAGAAAGCTTTTCTTTCAACTTTTCCCATTTATCGACATCATTTTTGCCTGATAGAAGATATTCAATGAATTCACGGCTCATACTTTTCCCCAAGACCATTCGGAGGAACTTTCGCTCGTATAAATCGATATACGATTGGAGATTATCCCGTTCTGCTTTTCTTGTGATTGAATCATCGTCTATATCCCAGATTATACCGAGACTTAGCAATCCTGTAAAATATGAGCCGTCAATAATCATTGTTTATTCTCCTTTCTTCTTATCTTTTTTCAAAAGGTCAGAGCATCCTGCGTTGGCGGCCGCAGAAGTAATTTCAGAAGTTTCTGAAACTATTCCCATCTTTACCCATTTCATCGCAATCGGAAGAGAAACATGGGTTTCATCCCCCGCTTTAAATGCACCGAAATCTTTTTGGAATGTCACTTTGTATACTTCCGACAAATCCAGATTATAGGACTTGTCGCTTTTTGCTGTATTAATATTACTTCTTTTCATATTTTATCTTTTAACATTAAATGCTTTTGGTTATAGCAGTAACCACATTGGCAAATGTATCAGCTACAAATGCCGTCTTGTACTGTGACTTGATATAAGCGAGCATTCTCTTTTCGCCCAAGATAGTAACCAAGTTCTTAGTAAAGTCGTCATTCTCCCAGCCTATACTCATAGAAAGAACAACATAATCCCGAATAAACAGATAACGGAAGTCTCCCATCTGGAAAGAGCCAAGAGTTACATTCGGATCTTGAATTACACGGAGTCCGGTAATCAATTCATCCCCAATCTTGAACGGGCGGATATAATCACCATTGTCGTTCTTTGTGAGCTGCATATTAGCATAATCTACCGGATTCATGCGGATGGCATTTGGAGAATAAGCCATATTGCTGACGCTTACAATTTGCGTATACGCAGCGACTATCGCATCATACATATTAGGGGACTTGGACACTTCGATTCCCGTTAGAGAGAATGCCGGAATAGAATCACCAACTCCTTTTATCTGGCCGCCGGTTCCCGTACCGTTGAAAATGCCGTCCTCTTCTTTCAAGCCGATCTTATTGATAATCTCGGCTTCAATTTCTCTTTCCAATTGCGGAATATCTTGTAAAACTTCGGTTGTAACCTTAGCTGTCAAAGCTACTTTCCCAGCAGAAACGGTAACAGTCTCCACGGATGCTGTCATTGAAGGTTTTAAACCTCCTTCGGGAACCCATGCAGCATCACCGGAAACATCTTTCAATTCAGCATATACTACAGACGGAGTAGAAATACTTGCTACATTAGCCACGTCGCGGATAGATGCGCGCTTGCGTGGAGCAACACTTATCTGTTCGTCAATGGTAATTCCACCAGCAACAGGACTTCCCCCTGTAGTCATTACAGGAGCGGCAGCTGCTTTCACTACGACATCAAATTTAACTCCGCCTTTTTTCTTTAGAGCTTCAACATCAATTGTTTTGACTCCGTTAATCTCGGTTACAAAACCTTTGCAAGCATCAGCAATTTGTTCTCCAAGAGACTTAAATCTGATATCGCCTCCTTTTGTTTTCTCGGTCGCGGCTTTGATCCGAACGATTGTTTCTTCAAATGATTTTAAACGTTCATTGATAGATTCACTATCTGCAAATCCTTTGATTTCTTTTTTCAGCTCTTCGATAGATTTTGTTGCATTATCAATTGATTCTTTCATTGATTTAGAATCAATCTCATCATTCATAAACTGGGCGAAAAGTGTCTCCATGTAGCCATCCAACCCCTTGGAAAACACTTCAAAAACCTTAGATTCGTCTTCGGACAATCCTTTAGTATCAAGGAAATCCTTAAACTCAACCTTTTTCACTTCTTTTCCCATACTTACTTTAATTTTAAATTTTCAAACATTGATTTTACCTTATTGCCGTGCATGTCGGCTTCCTCTCCTTCAGGTGTAGGCTCTTTCCGAATCTCCGGCCTGAATGACGCAAGTGACATTGCTTTTGATATAATTCTTTGTATCTTTTGCTGTTTGGATGCAGGCATTCCTGAACACACTTCTGATATTTCGGTATTTAGTTCTTCATAAGCTTTTTCGACATCCTCTATGGATTTTAGCCCCAAATATTCTGTTTCCCCATTGCAACCGATAGAGACTACCGATATTTCATAAAGCTTTACCTCTTTCACTATGAAAGCGTCTTTTTCCGCATCGTATTCGCAATTCTCCCACACATACTGATATCCGATTGAGAATTGGTTTAAAGTTCCGGATTCGAGCTGTTTTATTGCCTGTTCTCCCCTCGGGACTTCATCTATTTTTGCTTCGAAATAAAGTCCTTTTTCATCTTCATTTAATACTGTAATCCGGCCTATAGGCTCATTCATATTATGCATCCAAAGCATAATTATCTTATCGTTAGCCGGGCTTTCCGGCCCTCTGTCCTGGATGCTCTTGGAAAAGCATCCTTTTATCAGAATATCACCCGCTTTGTCTTTGTTCCCAAAAATGGCGGCATATCCGCTGATGGTACGGCTTTCATTGTCGTAGTTTACTTCTTTTGCATAAATAGAGAATGTCTTATACTGCATCCCCATTCTTCCGCTATATTTATTAGTTTTGTCCATTTTCAATAGAGTTATTAGTTTTTAATTCACCTTTTGGATTATCAGGATCGATATCTATAAACTTTGCCAGCTCATTCCTGGATTCATCAAGAGTTATCTGACCTTTTTCAACTAATTGAATTAAAGAAGAAGCCATTTTCTGAAAAGCGGAAGAAGATGCGGACTTGTCTTTCTGAAGGCAATCAATATGAGTATAATCCAACTTTATAAAAACACCTTTGGGACAAATTGCGTCTGTCAAAGCCTCTGACACTTTTTCTGAATCAGGAATAATAAGACCTTGGTAAGCGGACTTTTCCGCTATGCTTTTGTTGTCATATTTAGATTCATCAAATAAACTATAATCAATACCTATCGCATTGCATATCTTTCTGCTACACCGCTCATCCTCTTCGTGAAGTTTAAGCTGGGACGCATCATAATTTAAGGGAATCCATCCAAGTTTTATCTTTGACGTCAGGATAGGAAATTTATTGAGAATACCATATTTTTCTTTTAGTTTAGATTCCAATATTTCTTTTTCCTCTGGTGTCATAGCCTGATTACCCATCTTATCGGTATAATCAGAATAAATAATACCTTTGGGACCACCATTTACAATTAACTGATAACTGGCTGCCATTGCTGCAATCCAGTTATTAATTGGCATAGAAAGGGAGTCTGTAACCGAAGAGAATTTTATATCCTGATTAGAGCCATTAACATTTGCAGAACTATCGTAAATTACAAAATAATCTTCGTCGGATAATTCTTCTTGCAAACCATTCCATTCAAGATAAACTCTAGAAACAATATCTTCTATATCATACTGGCGAAATAGTTTCCCGGAAGAAACCATGTGAAATATCTGTGCAGGTATGACATACATTGCGAGTGGAAGTGATTTTTTTATTGCTCTTACAGTGAAAATGGGACAATATCCGAAAAGCTTAAGAGACATCTCAATCTCTTTAAAGAATCCAGCTCTTGTTTGAAGCGGGTTAGGACGTGATAGCAATTCTCTAATATCATTAAATCCCTCTTTCTCGTTTCCATCCTTATCTGTGACATATATTCTCCCATTTGCAAAGAGAGAACCGACTTTATTTATAACAGTAGAAAACGGGGTACATACAAGAAGAGAATCAGCCTTGTCTCTATTCAAAGTTAGATTATAGTCATTTTTGATTTTACCAGATGGAGAGAAGAAATTGGTAAGATACCAGAAATTCCCTTTAGAATCCTTTTCAATAGCCTTCACTGTCCCTCTCATAGAGGGAACAGATATATTAATCTTTTTTTGAAACCAATTTCCTAATTTAAACATAAAAAGAATGATTATCTGATTTGAGATAACCATTCCCTACGAAATGAAGAGGTCTTTACGGACAAAAATACTAACGAAAAATCCGATAGTATAAAAATTATAGGTTCCGTGCATCTTCACACGAAGGGATTGTTATCCTCACCGCAAATATAGAAATAATTTCTATTTAGTCCAAATAAAAATAGATAATTATTTTATGATGAAATAGATATATTTATATAAACAGAAAAAGCAGCCGGATAAGCTGCCTTCTTGTTTTTATCTTATTAAATTTTTATTAAGCGTTTTCAGGTCGAATTTCGGAGGTTTAGACTTTCCGGTACACTTTGTTACCTTCATGTCGCACTCCTTTAATATAAGCCTTCTTATCTCTCTATTCTGCTGTCTCATGACTGACAGAACTTCTTCTATTTCATGTGCTAAATGCGTGTCCATAGTGATATATTTTTTGTGTGATTCGTGTGATTCGTTTGATTTTGATGATTTACAGCATATAAGCTGTATTTTTAGTCGTTGTAAAAGAAGCGTTCGCTCCCCTTACGGAACACTCTGTAACCTGCGTACAGAGTGCCCAGTAGTATTAATAGCTCTAACATGGCGGTGTGGTTATGCGGCTTTAGAAAGCTCTTTAAACTTGTTCAAGAAGTAAACCTGCCCCTTTCCGGTTACGTAACAGGTGTGCTTGATAAACGCAAGGTTACCTCCCTGCATTACCGCATTTTCCGTTACGAAGAAAAGGAACATCTCCGCCGCCTTTTGTGTAGGGGTGTAATCGTTGTCATACTTTCCCTTTGATTTGCTCCACCGCTTATGGCGGATAAGATATTTCTTCTCTACTAGCCAATCATACAAGCGGCACTCTCCGATTTTAAATCCGCTCTGCGTGATTAGCTTGGCAAGGTCACGGACAAGGATGTTAGTCGGGGAATTCTTCACGCACTCGGTAAACACTACCGCTGGCTTCGTTTCTTCGATGATTGCCTGTTTCTCCACTTCCAGCTTTTTAATTTTCTCTTCGGATGCTTCCAAACGCTTTTGAAGAATCTGTTGGGAGCGCATGAGGATATAATCGTCATTTTTGAGTAACGCTTCACGTCTATTGAACTCGTTAATGAATCTTTCTTTGAACTCTCCGGCTTTTGTGCCTGTGTAACCCATGACGAGGAAAGAAAAACCGTCCTTTGTCATTTCGTAGTAGTGGTAAATTTGACCGTTCTGTGGATGGGTGTAGGGGGTATAGCCAAAATTGGCGACCCTAAAAGATTCTGAACATGAGAGGTTTTCAATATCTCTCATTACCTTGCTATGTTCTTTGCCGAACACTTCCGCAACGATTAATGAAGTAGTAACATCGTTGCCATTACTGTTTTGAAAAACTAAATCATTCATGACTGTAAGCATTTAAGTCATTATAGGCAACAGAAAAGCGGCTGCCATATACGCTGCTTACAGTCCGACAAACTTTGCCCCGAAGAACAAAGCAATGACTACGTATAGACAACCGCCTAATATCTTTAAGTATTGAGCACAAAAAATGCCCAACAACTATTGAGCAATTAACCGCTGCTCTGCGAAGCAATAAAGTTTGCCAAACTGTAAGCATTGCAAAGGTAGCAACACTTTCTGTATTTACAAATAATTTCTTCATTTTTCTTTCAAATTTTCGATATAATTGTGTGTACTCCCTGTGTATTGATAAATAGTACACAGGGATGATGAAAATGTGCTGTCAGCTTATACAATCAAGACAATTTTGCAAGTTGGAACCCTAATAGCCCCAATAGTTCTATAAATTTATCCTCATACCACAAAGGTTGAGTGCTTTTAGGGTTATTGGGATTGACTTGATTTTCACCGTACAAAAGACCTGATTCAGTTATGGATTTGAACGGCTTTTCTTTACCATGTGACGATTTTCTTTTCATCTCACATAAAAATCCCTTTTGAATTGCTCTTTGATTAAACGCTTGTGCGCTGATAGATAATCCTTTTTCTTTGAGCAATTCAGTGGCGGACTTTACTATTCCTTTACTTGGGGTATAATCGGGTGTAGGCAATCCGAGAGGAGTGGCTACTTTCCCAAGCAATGAAAGTTTAGAAGAATCATTAAGATTAAGCAGTTCACTTACACCCTTTACCCATTCAAGACCAACACGGACTTTTGTTGTTAAGGATGGCTCACGCTTAGATTTGTTCTGGCCTTCGATTGTTTTCTGGGCAGTGTGGTGGAATACTTGTCTGTACACCTCAAATACTGGTCTAACTTTACGGGCAATGAAAAATTCCATGCAGGAAACGGTTAGTCTGTACTCATTTGTCGGTCTGCCACCATTGGAGTTTTCCGCATTTTTGCGTAAAACTTGATAATCAACGTTTTCAATGAATTGTTCATTTGAAGTTAGTGCTCTTACGGCTTCTTCCTTTCTTCCATACACTATCATCCACACCTCATCGAGATTGATTGGGAACTCATTGTCAGATTTTGACAATTCAAGAACTGCGTTAAAATAACGCTTGATTTCACTTTCGCTACTTCCTTTGATAGAATAATTTCTTTTGCCATAGATTTATTGAACTTTTTTGGCATTATGGGCAAGAAAAAAATGGCTGCCCTATCCCATTGTTCAACCTATCCAAAGGCAGATATAGCATTAACTATATCTATGGGGGTAGCAGCCACTATATTGTAGCATCAAACTTGCAAACATAAAAAAATGCCCGCTTATGGCAGGCTTCCGCTTGCCCTTGGATAAAAGTTGAACGCTGCAAATATACTTCTTTTTCCTATAACGCCAAAGTTTTACATAAAAATTTTATTTGATTATTATTGAATGAGCATTATAAAAATATTCCATTTTTAAGATAACAGAAAAATCGGTTAGAAAAATACCGAGTGTTATACAAAAAACAATGTTCTATTTTTAAGATTATATCATTTTTAAAGATTTTACACGAGCGCACACACAAGATAGCACATACATGCCTTCAAAGCTATTAATCCCATCATAATCAGATATGTTAGCGATTAAGGCAGAAAATGAATCGTCGGATTCTGGGAAGTAGATTGTTTTAATAATCGATTTATATGATTCAATCATAGTTTTCTTGTCTGTTGCTTCTTCTCTTACCCACAAATTATGATTAACATTCCTTCTGTAATCATCCGCATAATGCTTCATTTCAACAGGTATTTCCATCTGTACATTCCCTTTAATATTATTAAGACGATCAACCGGAAGTAAAGAGTCAGAAAAGGAACAATCAAGCATAAACACTTTCCCACCAACGACGCAAAAAGAAACTAATACAAATAATCCGTTTATATTTGGGTGTATTTCAACAAATACCTGATTATTTGCCCCTATTTCCTCTTTCTTGTAGTATAAGACATCTATCTCGCCTCTCATTTCCACCGTTCCTGTAAGAGCGTCGCAGGCATCATCGTGAGCATTTTTCCCTTTCTTCCTATATGTTTTCAGTTGAGATGCAAACTCCGACCATCTTCTTTCCCAATCAGCAGGGAAATAAGTAAGATTCATCACTTCGCAAGACCTGGTAAAGATGCGAACCTCTTTGTTTTTAGGCTGATGAAACCATCTTACTTGGGTTTTGGGATTGCCAATCATCCGCATCTGCTTCTCTACATTTCTGGCAAATCCCCTTCCCCCATTGTTACTTTCTATATTTGCCTTAGATATTTGGTCTTTAGTAAGCATCTTAGCAGTTTCCGGCTCGGTAAACTCCATCTCTTTTTGCGTAAAAAGGACATCAATAATGAAATTCCCAATCTCCGTATCTATGTAATCAATAGAGCACAAATAATCGCTTCCGGTATCGGCTGTATCTGTGTAGTTTTTCCTTATTGCTCTATTGGTTATCGGAATAGTCTCATAAGTCTTAAACTTTCCATACATCAAGCCCTCCATAGGCGTTGGATTCTGCATATATTGAGTTTCAAAAACATAGCTGTTCACCCTTTGCATCCTATGTAACTCTTCGAGATTGTGTTTAAACTCCCATAAAGCCTTCTCCTTACCATCCTCATATACTATTGCCGGAAGAGATAAGATACTCCATTCTCCTGGCTCTGTTTCCATCAAATACCCACAAAGATCATGCTCGTGCAGTCTTTGCATGATGATTATTATAGGAGTATTTCGTGAATTAACACGATTTCTTATAGTTGTTTCAAATCTCTGGTTAACCTTTTCTCTGGGAGTGTCAGATATTGCATCTTCAGGCTTAACTGGATCATCAATAATCAATGCACCTGCAAATTTAGACGACGGTTTGAACTCTTCCAATTCTTTGGATATATCGTTTTCCTCATCGACAGCACCAGCCCCAAAACCTGTCACCTGCCCTCCGGCAGCCGTTGCGTACATTCCTCCTCCTTCTGTTGTGTACCACTTCTTTTTTGCATCGCTCGTTTTCTTTATGTCTACATAAGGGAACACACGCTTATACTCTTCCGACTTAACTATATCCCTTACCTCTTCTGAATTATCATTAGCCAGATCATCCGAATAAGATAGATGAAGGAATTTTGCAGATGGATTGATTGCAAGGCCATAAGATATGAAGTTCTTCACTACTAATTCTGTATTATGAGTAAGTATTAAATCTCTTCCAGCTGCAAAAAGATGATCTTCGGAGTCTACTCTAAAACATATAGTCTCTCTATCTTGAACCTTAGTAATAGCCGTAATAAATCGTTTTGAAAAATGCCGCTTATTTAAAGGCTTATACTTTCGGCTTTTCCTTTCTAATCTGAAGGGATTCTTAGGACTACGAATCATTATAATAGGGCCACATTCCGTACAATACATTCCCAAACTTTCTATTAGAGTCCTTGCATCTTTCCTTAAGCGATCATTTACAAAACATAAAGAACATTGATGAGAAATTGCCCCGCATGTCCCATCAGAGTCCATCATCCCTTGAAGAAGTGCAAATCTGCTGTCAATATCGGATAATAGATACTGAATTGGAATGTGTTTATTACCGATTACCCCAAGTTTTTTAAGCGTACTCACAAATCCTCCACGAATTCCATATTCTGTAGCTTTCCCTGCATTTTGATGAGTCCTAATTGTTATCGGATATTGGGATCTAAATGCTTGAACTACTTCAATATCCATTGTGCAAAATTCAGCCTTATAGCTCGAACCATTACCTAGCCAATATCCGAAAAGATATGGGTCAATTGGCAATATCTTTTCCTCATTTCTTATAGGAGAAATAGGCTTTATAATCGGGATGTCATATTTTTTATGTCCATCAGAATCATATAGCCTTTCAGACATTTCTTTTGTACGCTTTATTACTTTATGTTGACCTTTAAGTTTATCCCATCTCTTACGTTCATGAACAGCCCATAAATGATCCCCACTTGTAACAAGATGAGTTCCATCGGAAAATTCAACATTATAAGCATCTGTTATACCTTGCGGGTAAACTCCAAGTACCTTAGTCGGCTTACCATCACTTCCAAAAAGATAATCTCCAATTTGTACTTCTGAAGCCTTTTTCCAACCATTCATGGTTAGCATCGGTGTTTCATTATCAATAGCCTTGGAATATCTTGGAGCTATGTTTATAATCAGCTTCTTTATCTTTCCGTCAATCACATCATCAAGAGCCTGGCATATCTTTACGTGATGGTCATTTACTACAAATTTGCGACCGAATCTTGCTTTAAAGAAATATCTCGTATAGTTTAACGTCCCTGATAGGCAAAACGCCCGTATATAATCATATCCTTCCCCCATCATAAGTCTTCTATTATTCGTTTGGCTTCCTCTTTGGTCATAGGAGATGCAATGTTTATATTCATATCTTGCGGAGAATCAAAACCAAGCATTTTGCAAAGTCGTTGGATAGTCCATGTACGCCCATTCAGTTTTATTTCAATCCCCTCTTTCCCCTGTTTCACGCTTTCGACTTGCATTGCCATTTCGTCAGTCCAGTCTTCACTATCTTTGAAAGTAACATTGCCGTCCTTTATGGTAAGGAAATTGCGTATATCAGCATACATAAAACTTCTTAGCATCTTCAATACTTCTTCTTTTGTAATGTCTGATTTCTTCTTTAGCTCTTCTTGAAGCTCTTTTATCCTTTGGGAAACCTTTGGGTTATTTAATAGTTTAGATGATTCTTCCCAAATTTGTTTTTCTTTCATCTTTGAGCAAGAATATGCACGCCTATAAGCCTCGGACGCATTTCCACACTCAATATAGTAATTGCAAAAATTTTCCTGTTTAACTGATAGCTTCATGGTCTTTTCGTCTGATTAGCTACATGCCACTTGACATGTAGCACAAAGTTAATAATTTCCTGTTTATTACTTTACACTCCTCCCCTACATATTCGCATTATACATGGAATAAGCCCATAATTTAATCTCCCAGTCTTTTTCTAGGAATTTCTCTCTCATGGCTGATTCAAAGCAGTCAGCCAGTAGGTTGTTGTCTATTTCTTGTTTCATAATCATTCGTCACTGTCTTTTAACATTAAATCTCCATTCATTAACAGAGGAAGCATTGAATCCCTAAGTTCCGCAAGAAGTCTGTTTTCTTCATTATTGAGATAGTAAAGATGCTGTTTGTACATATTCATAAAGAAAGGCATGATACTTGATAATATCTCTTTATCAGTATTTTCAATCACAAACACTTTACTATTAGATGATTGAATATATTTGTTCTCAATGATCTTCTCTTTTACTTCGTAATTCTTGAATGATGCAAGGCTTTCATTCATTGCCTTAACAATTTCATTAGATGCTTCACAGTCTCTTATAACTTCCGTAAGTCCTAGTTTTTCAGCCCATACTTTATTGACTGTAACCTTTATGACATTACGTTCACGGATAATACGGTTAATATCTGAAATGATAGCGTTAAAGTCACGGTGAACAGTTCCTTCAAATTCTATAGGAAGATATGGACCAATAATCAGATTATATCCATGTTGTTCTAATTCTTCCTGCGAAATTCTTTTAGAAAATGAGTCCTGCTCTTTTATTGTAAGCTCGCATATAGCGGCTATTTGTTCATCTGAAAAAGTGTTGAATTCTTTTTTGTAAATACGGTTATAATGTGAATCATCACCTTCTCCACGTTGTTCTCTCACCTCGACTGATTTCATTTCCTCCGCATTAATCAGCATCACATCTTTACTTTTTTTCCTTTTATCGAGAACAAGGATACAAGTAGCAACAGAGGTAGACTCAAACATCTTTTCAGGCAAAGATATGGCAGCTTGGAGCCATCCTTTCTCTATCAGAAACTTTCTGCATTCCTTCTCTTCTTTACTCGTTAGCACACCCCTAGAGAGAATTAAGGCGCATCTGTCGCTCCTTTGCAGACAGTGGGCGACAAAGGCAAAATTACAAGTGTACTTTTGCGGCAAATCCTTTAGGATTGTTATTTCTGAAACCGATACTCTTAGATTGAAAGGAGGATTAGATACCCCTACATCGGCTTTCATCAGTTCTGTTTCAGGAAACATCGAACGCTGCACGGAGGCATATACAGTACCTTTAATGGTATTATATGAATGAATAATATTACCGGATAAGATATCCTTATTAATCACTGTTGCTTCAATATTGCGAATACAGAGATTGAATAAGAGAATAGGTATCACTCGTTCGTCAAGCTCTTCACAAACAAATTTCAAATCAGGATTGGTGCACCACTTTTGGATGGTCAGTGCACCAGAGCCACAACAACAATCATAGACCACTTTTTCACCTGGCATATAGCTAAGATAAGCAACGAGTTTAGCAAGAGCCACTGGCGTATAATCCTGTTTCTTCTCTTTTCTATCTGCATGATAAAATTGATACACTCTTTGTAACCAGTCTACAGTCAAATCCGGACACACTTCCTTGTATTTATCAAAATACATGGTTGGATTTTGAGACATTAAGGCAAACATTATCTTATCCGGAAGTGTATCAACGCTAACGCATCCGAAAGTGTCACATATTCTCGCTGTTAATTCTTTTAGTTCCATATTTTTATTACTTTTTCTTTCTCTTTTTAAGATTACTGTATTCATCCTCAATACACTTGCTTATCTTGTCAGCGTCCTCGTAGCGTTCAGATTCTATAAGTATTCTTTTTATCTCTTCAAGCTGGTTGATGTACACTATGTCATTTCTATCCGTTACATGATGGATGTAACTTTTGATGTCATTCAGCTTGTCCTCCATGCGTTTGTGCCATTTGCTTATCAAAATTACAATGATGGCAACAGTTGAAACATTGAGGATAAACAATGCGATTTTAATCATTAGTTCTACGGTTTCCATATATTACTACTGTATTTTTCTTATCATAATTACTCATACGGGCACATTTACCATCACATGACATATTTATATGCACATTGTTGGCAACTCCCGTAATAATTGATTTTTTATAGCATTGACCGCTGTATGGGCTGTAATGCTTGCATAGTTGCCTGTATTCTTCACGATTCATTTTAATCATCCGTTTTAAGTTCTTTCAATACTTTCTTCGCTATCTCATAGTGAGTCAAATCCCAATCAGAACAGATATCATCCGCTTCATTATCGTAATGATTAGCATATACATATTCATTCAGTTGCTCACGAAAAGACTCACCGTCTAAACCGCTATCATCACAATCATCGTACATTCTCAATTCATGTGCAACGTCTTTGCATTCTTGATGTGTAACGAAGTCATACACAACTCCGTCATAGACATTTGTCTGACGGACATATTTTTGTCCTATCGCTATCTTTTCGCAACAAAACTCACATCTATGTTCTTTCTTGGCTGTTGGGTAAGTTTCTCTTAGTATTGTTGGCATAATTAGTCTACTTTCTCTTTAATCCGTTCTAGTACATCCCTGTTGGCTTCCAGTATTTCATCGAAAGAAGGAATAGGCATCCATGCTACAACATTATAGGTCTGCAATCCATACAAGAAGGAATTAGTATCTTTTGCGTAATCTTTTTCTGTCCTATGAGACATATATACTTGTTTCCCATTATAAACTATTACTTTTTGGTTTAAAGAAGGTAGTTTATCTTCCACCCTTATCCACGGAGATTCTTTTCTCCCAGTCTCGTAACCTTTTGCATATACTTTCCGTAAATAGCACTCTATTACATGAGGTTGGTTTATCCGGTTAGCCAATAGGGTTACTATATCTTTTAATATCATATCATTTATTATTTAATTTTTCTTCAAACTCGGCAATAATACAATCGGCATCACCACCATGTACCCAATTATCCAATACGGTAGATAGAATCTCAATTGCTTGCTTTGCCTTCCACTCTGCACCAGCGACAAAGCACTTGGCAAAATGTTCCATATAATCAGGAATCTCTGAATCATGTAGCTCTTCTGGAATCCAGCAATTTTCATTTGCATATTCTTTTGCTGCTTCTTCTGCTGTCTGTTTCATTTTATTCCTCCTTTCCTCCAAAGTGTTCGATTAGCTCTTCTACGGTAGCCTTGTGCCATCTTTCAAACAAAATCTCTGGCTTATCATAATAATGCATACCTACTTTTAGAAAACGACACTGGAACCATTCTTTGCCATCTGTAAACCATTGGTGTATATCAATATCATCCATCAATGCTGCTAAAGCAAGGAAAAGATCCTCGTTGGTTCCGCAATCAATCCCAAAATTAGGTTTGCATACCTTACCTGTATAGTAAGATATAGGATTTCCTTGATAAGTATCCGTATCGCATAATAAATATTCACAGTTTTCTATCGGTATGCTCCATTCATTCCATCCGTTAGGAATAAATAAATATCCCAACTCTTCCAACTTCTTCCGGAGCTCCGGTGTGTTTTTGCGTATAAATGCTGCTGTTGTAAATCCCATAGTCTATTCTCCTTTCTTTAGTTCTGTACCGTACAGATTATATCAATTAGTCTACTCTCATTATTAATGTAAATAATCGCATTGGATACCATGTTAGAACTTCTTTATCGTTTCTAATCCAATATCCGTCAACTGACTCATCTCCCCAGTATTCACGCCCTATTGTTATGTCATATGCGCAAGGGGTGTCTATGCACTTAACCTTCACCCGTCTCATTTCTAATCAGTTATACGTTGTCCAATTCTTTGATAAAAGATTTTCTAAAGTCACAATCTTGGCACGCACATAACTTACCACAATCAGAGCAAACTTTATCAAATGCCTTTACAGCTTTCTTAGTCAAATCATTTTCAGCCATTTGAACCGCCTGATGAGCTACGGTAGAATTAATCATTTTATTCCTGGCATTATACTCTACTTCCATTGTCTTTACAAAATTTCTTGCTTCTTGTGATTTCATATTTAGTTCCTTTCTAAATTGTTTTGAACCTACTCAAAAATACTTTGAGTAGATCTTGGTTTATAATTTATCCAAATCACTTCTTGTACTTCACCGGATCTAATATTGTTTTTCTTTTTGGGAAACTTTATCATAGTCCAATCTCCATACAATTCTTGCATAAGAGGGCAATCGTAACTACTTATCATTGCCTTTCCTCTAATAGAATGTAACCGTCTGGATAGTTCTCGGTGTTGATCGTTTGAAAATTCAAACTTATAATCCTTCGAGGAAGCTCGGCATTCAAGTGGGTAAGGTGGATCAACATAAAAGAAAGCTCCGGGGAAGTCGATCTTGTCAATACAAGCAGAATAATCTAAATTCAGAATTTGAAAGTTGGATCTGATAACTTCTGCTACCTCATGTAGTTTTTCAATAGCATTGTTCCAGCGAGATACGGTTTCCCCACCTTGGCAATTAACATGCTTCTTTGCCATGTGCCATCCTTTATTTTTTCGTTGTGCTCCAAGACCAAAGAAGGATTGTCTGACACGAACATAAAACCTACGGGCTTGCTCTATTTTATCTGCAGATGGTTCCCATGAATTTTTGTATTCAAGTTCGGAACAGGGGGTTAAGAGTAATAACCTGATAAGTTCTGGTTCATGATCTCTTAAAACTGCAAAGAAGTTTGTTATATCTGCATTTAACTCATTGGCGGTTTTAATCACTTTACCGTTATAATTGAGAGATACTACCATACTTCCAGCGAAGAGATCCACTAAATGAGTAAAGTTATCTGGAAAATATTTATATAAATATTCTAACCAGGTAAACTTACCTCCGAAATAATTGAAAGCTATTAATTTATCTTTGTTTCCACTCATACCTATTTATTTTAGGCTAGACATTCTCTTTTTCTTCACGTAGTTTCTTTTTCTCCATATAAACCTTATACTCCTTGCAGACTGTTGGGCGTGTCTTATTGCAATTGTATGCGTGTCTACGGCTGTAATTTTTGCAATGCGTGCGGGTACACCAGTGGCCGGGGCAAAGTTGCTTACATATAACATCTATCGCATCATACACACGATGATAAGAACGCTCACCTTGCCTTTCAGTGATACTGCTATTCTCTAGCATAAAGTGTACTAGTTCTTCATCATGCGAAATACCTTTTGTTTCTTTCGGGAACTTTATTTCCTTCTTGGTTCGCTTCTTACAATCAAGGTAAGTAAGCCACATGATATGCTGGGGTGTTCCTAGACTTTTCATACTTTAGTTCCTTTCTATTCTTCTTTGAATTAAACTCCATTACTCACACAATCCATGAAACATGCTCATGCAAGCGTAACCACCTTCCGGCTCGAAAGCATCCAGCGTAGCATTCTTATCAGTCACATACCGGAAGACATCTTCAACCGTTGGATATTGTCGGTTTGTACATGCATATCTTGGAATATAGGTTGGTGGAAAGAAAGTAGAGCCACGTTCTGTTTTTTCACGCATGAGTTGTTCCGCTTCCAGCAGTCTTTGTTTCATCGGTTCATCTTGCATTAATTGCAATACTTCACGTTTTCGGCACATGATACAGGGAAAACAACCAACTCTAGAAAATCCTTTGTAATAAAGTGGATTGGGCTTTTGTCCAGCATTTAGAATACAGTCAATAACATTCTGTGAAGTCCAACGAAAAATTGGGCGGATAACGGAAGCATCGTACTTTGAACACCATTCCCGAACCTCTTTACTCCGATAAGTTTCTTTTTTCCCGTTCCTGTTAGGTTGAAAATATGATTTGAAGTACATACATTCATCCTCCATTGCAGCACGTGTGGCACTTTCACCTGCTCTGATTCCTTGAATGATAATACAGCTTTCATTAAGCGAAAGCACATGGTCAATCATAGGTTTCATCTTTAGTTCTGAAGTACAGAATCGAGCATTGGTAGATGGGAAACGTTTCTTATACACTGCTAAAGAGACAAAGTCATACTTTGATTTTAGTGTGGTCAATTTAACACCCATTTGAGAACAAGTATCTGTTATGTGTTGATAGGTATCAGGATGTTCCCAGCCTGTATCACAGAAAACGGCTTCTATTTTATCGGTTCCGTATCGTTTGGCGGCTTGGATTAGGCAGGCTTGTGAATCCTTACCACCGGAAAAACTTACTATTATCTTCATGTTAATTGCTTTATGGTTAATATTTTCCTGTTGTTTTCCAATCATGGAACATCTTCACATAGTCAATTCCATTATTCTCATTTTCACGTAAATGAAAGAATTGTTTCTGACCACATCCTTTACATTCCCAAACTACCATAGTTCCCCATTGCGATTCTGCAAAACCGATAATATCCTCAACAACACAATACTCATTTTGTCTATGGGAAGTTGGATTTGAACAATTACCACCCCAGCCAGAATTAATGCAATCAAACACACCTTTATTCATTTTTCCTTGCAATGGAACTTTGTATTTAGGTGGAATGTTCTTCTTGTTAATCTCACTCATATTTATTCTAGATTTGATTTATTTGTTATGTAATTGTAAAAGTCCTCTGAATGTAATACGCCTGTGTATCATATCTTGTCGTAAACGGTGTATTCTTTCATCTGAATAGTCTGCAAACATCTGATTTCTTTGTCTCTCCTGTAGTATGCAGTACAAGGAATCAGTTCTAATAAAATTATCTTTCCGCAGGTACTTTTCAGCACAATGAGGACACATACAATCAAGCGTGATATTCTCTTTGTTAAGTCGTGGATGAAGAATAGAATAAGCTTTTTCAATATCAATGTCTGATACTTTTTGTATTGCGTCATCAAAGAAAGCATCAAAGCCGGTCAGGCAATTCCCGTAGTAAAATGGACGTTCCAGAACTTTGTAAATGCCGGGTGATTTTCCTACCTCTTTAGAATTTGTCTTTGATATGAAAAAATAATCTGTCATTTCGTCAATCTCCCAAGATTCTTCGCAAATAGGGCATGTAGTCCGATATTCTTCATCATAGCACTCTTCACAGAGAACTTCTTTACGTTCAACTGATACATCGGGAAAATCATCAAGTTCAAATATGGACTTTCCGCAATGGTCGCATTCGCAATCATGCTCTATGATAAGCTGTATCTGTGCATCGTCAAACCTATGCGGACTTGAATTGTATTCAGTCTTGGCATGATTCACTATTTTATCTTTTAATTTGCTCATATTTATCTTGTTTTGAGTCAATTACTATCTAAATTAATAAAGTCCATTTTATTTACAGCTTTTAAAATTCTAAGAATATCTTCTTGAAAATCTATCACCTGTTGGTTGCGCATCTTCTTTTTCAATTCTATTAGGGATAGTTCCTGTATTCTTATCAGAGATGGAATATCGTTTACCAACTCAATCATTATTTTCTTTTTATTCATTTATTCAGTTTTGATTTTAATTAATTGTATCCATCAAGCAGTCCGCTATTGCATAGACTATCAGGTAAAATAAGATGTTAACTCCTAGAAGAAGGAGGGTGTTTATGAGTATTCTCATGACTAATCCTGCTTCTTGTCACCTCTGAAAATATGTGCAAATACACTTTTTTCGTCTGATAGTTCGAGTCCAAGTTGTGGAGGGAACTGCTTGATGTAATTATAAAACTCGAACATCTTCTTGTCATCGTCACCGCATCGGTCTACCAACAGCCGGATGAAGGCAAGAAGGCAATCAGAATCGTTTCCGAAGTTCTCCTGTGTGGAGAATTGGGTTTTGTCAACGTCTTGCTTCAGTTTACGGATAGAAGCTATAGCAGTGTTGAAGTTACGCTTTGCATCGTGACGCAACTCATAGCCCTGCTTTCCCATTTCACTTCTCAAATCATAGAGAAGAGTTTCTACGATATCAACCAACACATAGGTTAAGTTGAGAGTCGTATTAAGATTTGTTGTTCCTACTAACATGATTTATTATACATTTATTCAATTCTACTTATTCGTCATAAACTTCTTGATGGCTGCTTTACTCTGCTATACAATGGGCATCGCTTGCACATTAACTTCAAGTGCCGACCATTACGACAAATACCACTACAGATTACCGGATAACCTTGAAGTATCATCTTCGTGAAGAGCCTTTTAATTCAATTACGTTAAACATCTCATTAATGCGATCAGCGATATATGCACCATATCGATCCTGAATCTCTTCTATAGAAAGATTGGTCGTTATATGAGTTTTACACTCGTATCTCAATTCATATCGGCATTGAAGAATATACTGCATAACATTCAACTCCGTACCAAAATGCTTAGAAGGAATAGGCTCCCTTCCTAATTCATCAAAACAGATCGTCCTAGGGATTCCACCATTGTAAGTGTACAGCTCTAAGTAATCCCGCCCTTTCATAGAGAACCCAGTAGCAACATAAGAGGCAGAATCAATCCTGAATCCTCCAATGGGATAATCCCCGGCATCACGCCCCCCAATAAACCATAAATATTTATTTAGAATCTGCATTATAGTTGATTTACCGGTGCCGTAATCTCCCGTTAGCAAAAGACCTTTTCCAGATCCAGAGTCACCTTCTGCATAGATAAATATATCATTCATTATCTTTCTAAAATACCCTTCAACTTTAAATCCCGGACAAACAAAACGGCAGCATTCAGCAAATACTTCTGCTCGTCTCTTCTTGTCATTTATCGAGATCGTAGGTGGCAGTTGTGCGGATAACAGCTTTCCTATCGGAATCGGAGTTGCCGGCCTTATTCTTGTTTCCATATTTTTTCTCTGTTTGATAGTTATTCCTTTCCCATGTTCTCACCGCCGCTTTCCAATCTTTCATTTTAGTGCGGCCAACCATCCACCCGTTAGAAGTGTAATGGTCCATCCATCTTTGCGGATCAACATCATTTTTTCTCTCCATGCAATACGCAGAAACTTCTTCAAAAGAAGGAGGAACAAATTGTTTATTTTTTGCGGTTTCCCCTATATTATCTTTTAGTTTAGTTTCTATTTTAGTTTTATATATATAGTCTGGCGCATTGGTTGGCAGATTGGTTCCCATATTGGTTGGCAGATTGGCTGGCGCATCTACTGTCTTTTTGGCTGGCTTATCTACCGGAATATTTCCGGTAGTTGAACTCACAATCGAATTCTCAAATGCCTTTTCAAAAGAATACATCCCAACTGTTCTTTTATTTTTGCCGGACTTGTAATAAATCACCCCGGCATTAATTAGAGATAACCTGGCGCGGACTAAAGTTTTCTCGTCAATATTAAGAGCGCAGCAGAGTTCAATATTCGAGCAACTGAAAACGTCCTCCCAACCCTCGCTGTTACAAACGGCAACTAATTCGTAGAATAGTGCCTGCTCGGTAGCGGTAAGCCGATTACGTCTTCGTGCTTTCCTCATTTTCTCTGTCAATGTATATCCGTCCATAAATTTAATTAATACGCATGAATACAGTTTCTTTTGCTATCGGCAACAAACCTACGGTTAAAGAAACTACAATAAACTACTCGTGGATTGCCTTTCTCGGTTGGAATTATTTGCCCGTTGTTGCATTTTGCACAGGTGTCCGGGCGGATAATATGCTTGTCGGATTTCTTTTTCATGATTAAAGTTATTTAGGGCTACTTATCGGTAGCCCTGTTGATTTATGCGGCATCTTTTCCTAAAAACTTATTCACAAAATAGATTTGCCCTTTTCCCGTAACCTTCGTTGTGGTGGTAACCAACACCGAACCATCCGGCTTAGTGATTGATGTTTTCTTCAATTCAAAAAGCCCTAATTTCATGGATTTCTGTGTCGGTTGATTGTAGTAGTCGCCTTTTTGGCAGAGATAGCCATTATCACGCATCCATGAGAACAAACGATTTTGACCGATATTCACACCGTTCTGCTGTAGTATCTTCGCTAATTCAGCGATCAAACAAGAACGTTGGGAAGTCGAGACCGCATCAGCAAAAAGAACTTTAGGAGCATCTTGTTGAATTTTACTTTCTGCTTCGATAAGGCGCTGCTCTTTTCGTTTCAGTGTTTCTTGTGCTACAATCAACGCACGTGCCATAATTTCTTCGGGAGTATCATTCTGCTGGGCTGTAATATAACCGCCATGCTTGCGGATTGAGGGCAAAACTTCATCGCAAACCCAATCTTGAAACTTTTCGGCATCCGGTAATTTAGATTTCATAGTCAAACGATAAACTTCACTCTCTTTGCCGTACTTTATGTCTTGCACACCGCCATTTGTGGGGGTCGGCAAAATAACGACCCCTTTACAGTGTTGATTTACAGCATCGGCAGGTCTGCTATATCCAAGTGCTTTTGCCACATCAGACAAGCAAAACAAAGGTTCTTCATTCTCATTCATTGCAATTCTTACCTCTCCGAATTGCTCATTCTGAAAGATTTTAATTTCATTCATAATATATTGATTTAAATTTTAGACAATAGGGGTATAGGCGGAAGTATCTCATTCCGCCATTTAATTAGAATTTAAATATTCGATAACAGGAACTTTAGACAATCCTTGTGCGGATCGTCCGAATGATGGTTAAAATGGTAATCTTGGAATTGCTGGAATAGTCCTTGCGAAAGTATGAAGGCATAAGCTTCATTCTTGCAATTCTTTTCGATTAGGAACTTTTCATAAGATACAGTTTTCGCACTGCTGGGCGTAGATGTAGAAGTTACTGCACTTCGCTTCTTCTCTAATTCCATCAGGTTTGGCATTCTGTGAATGAAATTTGAGTTATTAAAAATAAGAAAGGCTATCGCCTCTCCAAGTCGCCAAACCTGATACACATTATTGGAATGAGTATCCACGAGAGAACAATAGCCTTATATCTTTGTGGTATAAGTATCTAATGGACATAAAAAAAGCCCATTCCAAATAAATATGTTAATGCAGGTTTGGCGTACTTGCACCGCAAAGATACACCCAAATTTCAAAATACCAAATGAAAAGCTTATTTTTCTAACATTTTAATATGCCTATCAAGTTCTGATTTCAAATATTCTATATCTTCTCTCAATCCTTTAATAATCTCATTGCGTTTATCTATCTCTTTGTTATACCGCTGCCTTTCAAATTGAGCATAAGATATATCATCGGAACAGCCACAGGTACATCTACTTATATCGTCACTTCTTACTACTTCCCAACAACCTGGTATTAGCACTTTCTGTTTTGATACATCATCATATACATAATGGCACTTCATCCTATTTCAAATAATCAGTTACTACAGCAATAAACTCTTCCAAAGACCGGCAGATAACATACTTTGCGCCAGCTAACTCAACTATCCTCTGAAAGTCTTTCTGATGTTCTGATTGCTTCCCTTTCTTACTTTTAAGCTCTATACACATATAAGGATAAACCCTGTTAGGGATAATAAGCATTAAGTCAGCAACGCCAGGCCTGACACCCATTCTTTTAAATTTGGCTGCCTCTATGGCATTACGCTTGCCTCCATTACTCGGATGAAACAATAGCTTTTTATACACATGGTAGTGGCTATCAAACCAAGCTACTGCCCTTGTCTGCAAATCGTCTTCTTCGTGGCTTGGCTTCTTGCGGATGTTCTTTCCGCAATACTGGGCTTTCATTTCTTCGAATGTCATATCAACCTTTCTCCTTATTCCTTTGAAGTTTCTTTCTAGTTTTACGAATCATATCTTCATCTCTCAAATTGTACCCTCTAATGAGGATTTCTGACGTTCTCAAGCACCGGACTATCGTCTGGTATTCTTGTTTGGTGATTGTTATTTTCATGTGGACGTGGAAGGAATCGAACCTTCGTGCCTATGTCATTCCCTTATTGAAGTCATCTCGGGATTCACATTCCGTATAACCAACTTCGGTCTCACGCCCATGTTCGCCCACCAATCTTCACAGACTGGCAGGCTGGGGTAAAAAGGTTAACAAAGCTATCTCAAAAGCTCACTCTTGCGGATTATAGATCTACCGGTTACGATAGTGTTTTCCGTATTGTGAGATAATGTGCTTTGTTTAATGCCGATCTGGTCTTCGGATAAATGCCGGAAGATACCCGTTACCGAACTGAAGTAATAGTTCCGCTTTTCGAAGATCAGGTAGACATGAATTACTTTAGTTTTTCGCATTATTTTATTTCAAAACTTCCAAATAGATGTTATTTGGAATTAGATGTAATTTTTGTTTCTTTGAACCTCTATCTCCATTAATTGCAATAGTCGATCTTCGTCGGGACTAGGAAGATATATTCCGGCTTCTCCTGAACTCCAGTTTCTAAAACGAGTAATTGCGTTACTCATTTCTTCTGTATCTAGTTCAGCGGAACTGCGTAGAACTTTGATGTTACCCAAATACTTATCAGAAACTTCCTTTATGAATATGTCTTTATTGCATAGTATCTTAAAATACTTTTGCTTTACATATTCTAAGGTGTTGCCTGTCTCACAAGCAAAATACCCTAAAATGACGTGTAAATACCGATTTTGTTTATCGGTACGCACCGGCTTCTTTTCTGTAAGTTCTACTATTTTCCCGTTTTTAACAAGCAAAGCGGAACGGGTTTTAAACTGTTCCGCTTGCAATGGATTAGATAGGTCGTACAACATATTTAAAATGGAAGATCATCTGCAGGAGAAACACTGGGAGCTGAATCAACCTGTTCCATGCTTGGAGCACTTGGTTGTGGATTATAAGTTTGCAAATCACCCAAGAAATAATTCACCCCATCTTTCCTTTCTTCCCTTTTAGGAGAACAGGAGACATAGTGCGTGTAAGTGTTACTCCCAAATGTAGCAGGTTCTTTACGCTCTCCTACCCATATATTCAGGAAAATACGCTCTTTACCATCTTTACACATTACTTTTTTCATCTGCTCACGAGGAATTTCCGAAAGACAGATACTACCAAATAAACTACTCATAATTATTCTTTTATTAAATATTTAACTAAATCCCTGTATTCCGCCCATTCCAGAAATGAACGAAGCAAATTCCTATTATCCCGTTCCATCCCATCATACCGGTAGCAGGTTATCGCAGGAGAATATCTTTCAAGCGGTAACCCTCTTACATCATATCCATGCTTGTCTATTTTATAGCCATCGAACACAAATAAGTCGAAATGGAATATATCCGCTTTAAAAATCTCAAGATAAAACCGCCATTGGCAAGAATTGATATAGTCAGTATCAGACGGGTAAGAATACTTAGTCTTTATATCCCGTATCTCTACACCGTCTATCATATCAGCGCATCCGGTTATGACAGCATCTCCAAAATCTTTGTAAATGCGTATTTCATGAAAAGCATCGGGGTGTTCGTTGCGGTAATTCATTGCGACCTTACACTGATTCACATCCAAAATAACACCGAAGCCATCAATATTGAATTTGCGTCCACAAGGAACTGGTTCTTTCTGTTCTTTTCCATAGTAAAGGAAGATACGTTCCCCGGCAGAAACTTTATCACACACAGGCTTCCCCGTTTCCACAATGGAGTGGAAAGCGGTGCCTATGCGAGTGTATTCATTTCCGGCAAATACCCCTGTTATGCTTTCTATTACAGATTGCTCGGTAATTTCATAATTGGCATATTCGCTCTGTTCAATGTACTTTCTGTATGCTTCGAGTTGTGTAACTCTTACAAGAGGCTTAAGCAGCTGCATCTTTTACGAATTTTTTGTTTTCGTACTTATACCCCTTAGATGCAAGGTTAGACTTCATTTCAGAGAAAAACGGATACTGAAGTACTTGTGGTAATTCTTTCATTGCTTCGATGAGTGCAGCTATATCTTCATCTGTCATAGCGGCTGCGAGATTATCTCTAAGAACAGCAAGCATCTCATTGGCTTTCTTCTGTTCCTCCGATTTATTTTGTATTGCTTGCTTTACTGTAGAAATCACATTTGCCATAAATGTAGAAAAATCAGCACTAGATGATTCAGGTATTTCCATCATCTTCAATTGTGCCACGTTTTTCCCAATAAAAGTATCAGTTGGTTCGAATGAAATAGTGCGCTTACCGTTTACTTTAGATATATATCCTACCTGATCGGCAATCCGGAGAAGCAAATCTTTACTCTGTCCTGTGCAATCCGGTGAATGCTTTATAATGTCTCCCTCCGCCACTTCTTTATCATGGCAAATAAAAATAATGTCGGAACCATTAGAACGAAGTTGATTAACAAACGACTTAAAGTCTTCTGCAATTTGCCCAAATCTCTTTAAAGTATTGGTTGCTAACTTGTAGTTGTTTTTTACAGCAAAATTCATCAGATAATCATCCAAGCACGCTTTAGCAGTATCGCAAATGATAGTACTATAAGACTTCATTGTTTCATATTCCGCCGTTATGTCTTCCCATTTGTTGGCGGTAAGGGTATCACATCGTTGTACTGCTCTATCATATCCTCTATCTGTATCTATTAAAAGAGGATTATATGCAGTTGTAGCAACAGAAGTTTTTCCTGTTCCCGGTGTGCCATATAGCACGATAATCACTGGACGTTCAGGAGTTACGTCATTTTTTCTAATAATTGGCATATCTTATATTATTTAAAGTGGTTTAAATTGCTCTCGGAATGCCGATCAAGACAAACCGGGAATAGATTACTCACACGGAATAACTTCACCATTGATTAACTTATAGTAAGTGTCAGGTTTTATAATTTCACCATCAACTCTTACAGCTTTAACTTCTTTAATCGGATACGCATTGCCATCCCATTCCCCTCTTTCTGTAAGAACTATCCAACAACCAATGCTGCCTTTAGCCTTACTATCTTTCCCTGTTACTATGGCTATTGATTCTTTTCCGGTTACTTCTGCTGCTGAATAGTCTCCGGTGTTCGTCGCTGCTGATTGGTTTCCGGTGTTCGTCGCTGCTGATTGGTATCCGGTGTTCGTCGCTGCTGATCGGTTTCCGGTGTTCGTCGCTGCTGAATAGTCTCCGGTGTTCGTCGCTGCTGATCGGTTTCCGGTGTTCGTCGCTGCTGATCGGTTTCCGGTGTTCGTCGCTGCTGATCGGT